AGAAAATGAAGCAAAAATAGCAGAAGAAAGAGCAAGTTTAACAATTGCAGATCTTTATGATGTTGTTGTTGAAATGAAAAAAGAAATCAAAGAATTGAAAATTGAAGAGAAAGAAGAAACTGAAGATAAAGAACCTGTAAAAGAAGAATCTACACATGATTACATGATTGGTTATGTACATGGATACGAAGATTTTGATAAAGGTCTCAACGAAATGAAAGTTGAAGATCGTGATGAAAATGATTATGCAATTGCTTACAGAGATGGTTGGAATACAGCAATTTCAGAAAAGGTTGATGAAGAAGATGAAATGGAAGCTACTTATGATAATGGATATGCAGAAGGATTTAAAGATGCATACAATGCAAATGATGTTGCTGAAATTAAAGAAGATGAAGAATTAGTTGAATTTAAAAAAGGTTATGAAAAAGGTCTAGAAGAAGGTCTTGCTAAATTGAATGAAGATCTTGAAAAATTTAACTGTCTTGTAGGTGAAGACAAAGTCAAAGAAATTGCTGAAAAACTTGTTGCTGAAAGAAATGAAGAAGAATTTGTTGCTTGGATGAATGATATTAAAGATCTTGCTGAATCTGATGAAGATAAAGATTTCATTATAAAGTTTCTAATTGAAGAAAATAATAGAGTTGTTGAAGATGAAGAATTGAAAATTGAAGTTTGTGAAAAAGTTGAAGATTTAGAAACTGAAGATAAAGAATCTGTAAAAGAAGAATATATTGCATTTGATAAAAAAGCTGTTTGTCCATATTGTAGAGTTGAAGGAAAAATCTGGGTTATGAAAGAAGATGTTGAACTTGAAGAAGGAAAAATGAAATACAAATGTGAAGGTTGTGGAAAAAGCATGAATGATCTTAAAAAAGTTAAAGAAGATGTTGAAGAAAATAAAATTGATGTAACAAAAATAATTGAAGAATCTAAAAAAGATCTTAAATATGATACAACTAAAGATAGATTTGATGAATTGGTTGCATCACTTGAAGTTGAAGATGAAAAAGATCTAGAAGAAGCAATAAAAACAATCAAAGACGAATTAAAAGAAGGTGAAGTTGTTGATGAAGACAAAGACGAAAAATCATTTTTGACTGAGGAAGAACAGAAACTTAAAGATAGGGGCTTTGAATTAATATAAATATATAAAAAAACGATTACTAACTTATTTTTTGGAGAAAAAAATGGCTAAAGAAAGAAACTTACTAGTGGAGGGTCTTAAAACGACTTCTGAAACTGCTGTTGAAAAATACAGCAATGTCCTTGAAGGACAAGGTATTGGTGATGAATTTCAGAAAAAAGAAATTATTGCAACACTAATTGAAAATCAGCTTGAAAGTCTTGAAGATCTTGCTGAAACAAACACAACTGCTGATGTTGCTGTTATGGATAAACTTTTTATACCTATGATTTCAAGGGCATTCAAACAGCTTGCTCCTCTTGAGATTTTTGGAAATTTTGTAATGAAAGCTGATACTGGAAAAGCTTTTTACATGACTAATCACTACACAAACAGTGAAGCTATTCCTGTTGATATTGATGATGGTAGATTTTTGATTGTTGCTGATAGTTCAAGTTTTACAGTTGGTGGAGATATATCTTCAACTGCTGATGCTGGTGTTGGAAAAGTTAGATATATTGAAGCTCTTAATCATATTCTTTTTGTTGAAATAGTTTCTGGTGATTTTGCTGCTGCTGATGAAGTTGATAATACAGCATCTTTTTCTTCTAGAGAAACAACTGTTTCTAATGTATTTGATAGTGAAATGGGAATGACTCTTCTTGCTGATTATGCTGCATTTGCTAGTTTAGTACTTGGTGAAGCTGCTAGTACAAATATGAAAGAAGTTGAACTCAAAATTGATAGTTTTGATGTTGCTGCTATTCCTCATAAAATTAAATCACGTTATACAAGAGAATTGTTAAGACGTCTTAAAGATTATCATGGATTAAATGGAAAACGTTTGATTTCTAGTCTTGGTGCTGATGCGCTTGCTGGTGGAATCAACAAAGGTTGTTTCAATCTTGTAAAAACTAATTCTATTACTGGTGGAATTAAAACATGGGATTATGATGTTGCTGATGGTAGATATGAAAGAGAAAAATATGACAATCTAATTGCTGGTTTGATGAGAGTTTCAAATGAACTTCTTCAAGCTAATCACCTTGTAATGGGTAATTATATTGTTGTTGATCCAATTTCTTATGCTAGTTTACTTGCAAGTGGAAAACTTGATACTTCAATGCTTCCTGGAAAAATGGCTAATATTATGATGAATCCTTTTGGCGGAATTCTTAATGGTGTTTTCAGAGTTTATGTTAATGTTTTTGAAACAAGTACTGTTATTGATATGGGTTGTAAAGATTTTAGTGGTGATGCAGCATCAGAAACTAAGGCAGGATCTTTCTTTTGTCCGTATTTAACATATGCAGAGTATGAAACAATCAAGGATGAAACCGGCCAGCCTGTTTCCTTCTTTGAATCATTTTATGCGTTCAAAAACCATCCAATGGCGAACACAACAGGGAACAACGACTTCTTCAGAAGAATCGTAATTTCAAATTTGCCTGGAAGTGTTGTAGGAACAATATAAGTTAAATTTATTTGACTATATTTTATGGGCACTCTTCGGAGTGCCTTTTTTTATCTTGACATTCTTTAAAAAATAAGTATAATAGTAAATGTAAAATTGTTATTTAGAGGTTAGAAATGAAATGTCAAGAAATTTTAGAAACTAAACCATCTGTTTTTGGTAAATATTGCGGGATATATAAAATTGTTAATTTAATTAATAATAAAGTTTATATTGGTTCAAGTGTTGATATTTTTAAAAGATGGAAAAAGGGTCATTTAAGAACTTTAAATAAAAATGAACACGATAATAAATATTTACAAAGATCTTGGAATAAATATAGTTCTGAAAATTTTGAATTTGAAATAGTTAAAATTTGTTCGGAAATGCTTTTATTAGAAATGGAATCATTCTATTTAGATAAATTTTGTGGTTGTAATAGTGATATAAATTATAATTTAATGGATCCGTTGAGACTTGAAATAACAAATGAGTATAGAAAATTAGTATCAGAACAAACAAAAGGTTCAAATAATCCAAGAGCTTTAATAAATGAGCAAACAGTAAAAGAAATTAAAACAATACTAAACATGTGTTACAAATATAAGTTAAAAATAACTACAAAACTTGTTTCTGAAATGTTTAGTGTATCTGAACATATAATAAGAAATATAAAAAGTGAAAAAACGTGGAAACATGTGTCAATAGATGAAAAAATTTTATACACACAAAAAATACATAGACGTGGTGAAGATAGTATAGACACAAATCTAACAAATGATATTGTTAGAGAAATAAAAATTTTATTACAATTAAGAAATGAAACTGAACTTAAACTAACATATAAATTTATTGCAGAAATGTATGATATAACATATAGAGTAGTTGAAAAAATAGCATATAACATAACATGGAAACATATTCATATATAACACCAATTTAATCAATCCCATACACAACTATCAATTAATCCTGTTTACCTATTTAAATCGATCAATTCAAACCCTCATACACTATTATATTGACATTCTTTATTAAATAATCTATCAAAAAATAAAAATCTTTCAAAAATCGATTGACATTCTTTAAAAAATAAGTATAATAGTAAATGTAAAATTGTTCTTTGGAGGTTGTATATGGAAAGAGAATTATTACAATCATTAGAAAGATTAGTCTCAATGACTAATAATGGTTTCAAAATCTTCAATTCAGAAGATCTAAAACAAGCAGAAGAATTAATAAAAAAATGTAAAAGGAGGTTAAAATGAAAAGAAAACTTTCATTTGATGGTGTGGAAGGCGTATGTAATTTTCACACAATGATTTCTGCAAATGGTCAAGTGCATGGAATTTTTATCATAAATGGTGAAGAAGAGATTAGATTCACTATTAATCTAGATGATTTGATAGATTCTAAATTTGAAGAAATTGCAACAGAATATAAAAATGACACGGAGGTTTTATATGGCTAAGAAATTATCAATTGCTGATAGAATTTTAAATGCTAATTCAAACAAATACGCATCAAGAATCCTTGACTCAACAATTTATGAAATAAAAGAATATCATGATATGGGTAACTATATGCTTAATGCAATTGTTTCAGGAAGTATATTTGGTGGAATTCCTACAGGAAAACTAATTGAATTTTCCGGTGATAGTTCAACTGGTAAATCTTATTTGTTAATCAATTAATTGTTGTTTTTTGTTAAAAATAATCCAAAAAATTATGTTATTTTATTTGAGTCTGAAGGATCAATTGTCAAGGAAAAGATGGAAAAATCTTTGTCTGATAATGAGAATGATAGATTTCTAACATTTCCTGTTAAATTTCATGAAGATTTACATCAACAAACAGCAGAAATTATTGAAATGATCAAAGAATTAAAAGCAGAAGATCCAAATATTAATTTCTTTTATTGCTTGGATTCTCTAGGTATGTTGTCACCTAGAAAACAGCATGAAAATATGCTAAAGGGAAAGGATGTCAAAGTTATGACAGAACCACAATTGATCAAAGCTTATTTCAATATGATTACGATGCCATTTGCTGAATTTGATGTTGCTTGTGCATATACTAATCATATATACGCTGATTTTATGAATGCTGGTTATGGTCGGGTTGCTGAGGTTGATAAAAAGAAAACAAAGGGTGGTCAAGGTGCTGAATATTCACCTGACGTTAAAATTAGACTTCTGAAAGCAAAAACAAGAGATCAAGAAGGTGTTGGTGCAAATGATTTATATGTTCCAAAAACATCAGACGGCAATGGAATTGTTACAGGTACAAAGGTAAAAATTATCCCTACAAAATCAAGATTTATTGCAGAAAAGATTTCAAAGGTTGAATTAGATATTAGATTTAAGGTTGGTATGGATAGATATTCTGGTTTGTGGCAATTTCTTGAAAATCATAAATTAGTTAAGCGAGTAAAAGGTGGATCAAAAGGTTCTAAAATATCAATTCCAGAAATAGGATTTGAAGTTTTTTCAAGTGAATTGAAAGGTAAAAAGAAATCAGAATTTTGGACAAGGGAATTATTAGAATATGTTGATAAGAAATTCAAATTTTTCTATGAGTTAGAGACACAAAAAGATCAAACACTTGATGATGAAATAGGAGTTTAATATGAAACTATTTTTTAAAAAATATGAAAAAGAAGAATTATTACATGATTTATTCAAAGAAGAAGAAAAATTAGAAGATAATGATTTATTTCCTGGATTCTTAGCAGGTGTTCATGAAGAAGAAATCTAAGATAGAACCAATTTCAGAAATGAATCTTATTAGATTTCTTTTGAATAATGCAGCATATCGATCAGAAGTGTTTTCAAATATTAAAAGAAATATGTTTAAAAGTGATTTATGTGCAGAAGTATTTGATACAATATACAATTATTATACTAGATTTCAGAAAATGCCATTAGACAATATTGAAATATTAATTCTTAATAATGAATTAAAACAAGATAAAAAAATCATTGATGAAAAACTAGCTATTGTTAGATGTGATAAAAATAATTACAATCTTTCTGATATTGATCCATTTCTACAATCTACTGAAGTATGGTGGAAAAATAGAACATTTGCACTTATGGCGTTAGATTGTGCAACACAATATAAAAGTATTGAAAAAAATGGATTTGATACTTCTTCAATTGATGAAAAATTAAAAGAAGTTCAAACATTTAGTTTTGGAAAAGATGAAATGTTGGATTGGCATAATGATGGAACAATGAAAGAAATATATGATGATCCAGAAATAAGACAAAAATTTCTTTCAAACATATGGAATAGATCAACTGGTGGTGGAATGCCTAAAAAGTGTTTATTCGTTATTATGGGTGCATCTGGAGCTGGAAAGAGTCGTTTATTACATAGTCTTGCATGTGACCATATGAGAGAAAATAAAAAGAACATTGTTTTATATTTTTCGCTTGAAATGACAAAGAAAGATATTGCTCAGAGAACAGAAGCTAATTTTTTCAATATGCCTGTTAAAAAGTGTAAACAAATGTTTCATGAAAATAATGATGAGTGGTCTATCAGAAGAGAAAGATTTAGAAACAAATATGGAAAAATAATTGTAGATGATAAATCAGATCACACACCAGCATCAATAAGAGCAAAAATTGAAACAATGATTCAAAAAGATCTTGCACCAACTATGGTTATTGTAGATTATATTGGATTAGTGAAAAGTGGTATTAATTCTGATAATATGTATCTGAATGGATCAACTGTGTCAAAGGCTTTATTATCAATGTCTAAAGATTTTGAAATTCCAGTTCTAGCAGCGGTTCAACCAAATAGAAAAGGAGCTGAACAAATGATGAATGGTAAACAAACAGACCAAAATGGTGTTTCTGAGTCAAAAGCAATTTTTGATGATTCTGATATTTTTGTTAGTTTGAATATGACACATGAAGAAGAGGAAAATGGAAGACAGAGAATTTCAATTATAAAAAACAGACATCATAATAGAAAAGAAACTATCATTGGTGAATTGCATCCAGAAATATATAAAGTTGATTTTCTTGAATTTGATAAAGGTGGAGATTCTGAAAATGAAACTGTTTATAATGAAAACAATGATACGAATAAATTTGATAATTCATGTGATAATTTACCTTTTTAAATCATTATTTATTAACATTTTTTTCAAATTGTGTGATAATATAAATAGTTCTATACAATTGAGTTTATGAATAATTACTAATTAAAAATTTATGGAGAATTAAAATGAGAAAAGTTATTAGAGAAGGAAACGAGTGGAAATTAGTTGAGAAGAAATTTGATTTTTCAATTGGCGATAAAATGACATTTGCTGAT